GAGGAAACCAAGTGATAAGGCGATTGAGATAAATAAAAATGCTCAGGAATTATTGAGGAAACTTAGAGGGAATTAATGGGTTATTAGCAGGATAATCCTTCCTTTTGTCGAAGTTGTTTTAGATGAAAGGGGAGGATGGATTGAAAATTGAAGGTATTCATAAATGTAATAGTGCTTTTAAGGACTGTGACAATAATTATGAATGGATGGTTATAGTGCCTCAGAAAATCGGTTCACGCAATATACAAGCGGAAACAATTAATAAACCTTTAGGAAGAATTGTTGAAACTACAGATGAGTTATATATTATTGAAACCATATGCCCGAAATGTCATCAAGACAATATAATTGAATATAAGCGGAATAAATAAAGGTAGGTTAGTTTAAAATGAGTTATTATTTTATTTCTGCAAAAGACAATGAGTATTTTCACATTCTTAATCTCTCAAAAAATCTATTGGAAAAGGCTAAAAACGAAGGACATTATCCAGTATGGGGAGAATCACTTGAGAAATTGATTTACGAGTTAGAAGAAAACGGTGGGGAAAATGTTACTCCTTGGCAGTATAATATGATTATTTCAATCTTGCTTGATTATGTTCCAGAGGAACTAAAGGAATTTAAGAACTAATATTATTAAAGGTTAGAAGCATTCTTTAATTAGGATGCTTTTTATATTTATATGAATGGAATGATTGGAGGTAAGAATTGTAATGGCAGGAAATAAAAATTCAGGTAGAAAATTGAATTTAAATCAAGAATTTATTGATAAAGCGTGTGGATATCTATTAGATGGTAATTACACTGTAATTGTCTGTAGGTTAATGGGAGTCAGTGAAAAGACTTGGTATGATTGGGTAAATCAAGGTAATAGAGATATTGAGGAAGGTAAGACAAATATATTTGTAAAATTTGTTAAGTCAATTATTGAAGCAGAAGCTCAAGCAGAAGCAGAGGCTGTAAAACTCATTAAGACAGCATCATTAACAGATGCTAAACATGCTCAATGGTGGTTGTCTAGAAAAGGTAAAGAAAGATGGGCTGAAAGGCAAGAAATTATCACCACTGATTCTAATAATATTAATGTAACATTGACGGATGTAGACGCTGAATAATGTACACCACTCATAGACTTTGCTTATCCATTATCAATTAGATTAAGTAAGACATAAGACTATACACTACTATAAACCCTACACTCTTACTCCTGCAATGGTTGTAGGGTTTTATTTGAATATGACACAATAGGATTGTGTCATATTCCGCTTTGCTAAATGCTAATAAGTAGGACTCAGGGGTATGAAATCTTTATTTCATATGATCAAGTTAAAACAACACAAAACAAAAATAATTTTAGTAGAAAAATGTGTATATGTCCTGTCTGTAGGATATATACACATTTTTATTTATTTGATAGGGGGTGGGGGCATTCAATATCACAACATGATTTCCCTATATACCATATAAATATTTATATTATTTTTTATTTATTATTTTTTTATTATTCCCCATTCCCCCCAACCATTTAAACCAAAGGAAAGGTGTGAGTAATGGCACAACCACTAAGCATAAAAATTGACAAAAGTATTTTTAACAAAACATACCTCCCATACCTCCAAGACTACTCACATCGATTTAATGTCTTTTATGGAGGTTCAGGTTCAGGTAAATCACATTTCGTAATCCAAAAAATGATTTTAAAATACCTCACATATCCAAATCGTAAATGTCTAGTTATCCGTAAAGTCGGCAACACATTAAGAGATTCGGTATTTGAATTATTTAAATCAGTTTTGGCTGATTGGCATATATACGAAAAATGTGAAGTAAGAGAAACACTCCTAACAATAACTTTCCCTAATAATTCTCAATTCTTATTTAAAGGATTGGATGACTCGGAGAAAATAAAATCAATCTCAAACATAGATGACATCATAGTTGAAGAATGCACAGAAATTGACATGCAGGAATTTAATCAATTAAATCTAAGATTGCGCTCAAAAAATCCATTTAATCAAATCCATGTTATGTTTAATCCTATATCTAAATCAAATTGGGTTTATAAAATGTGGTTTGAAAATCCATATAATCATGAAACTACAATGGTTTTAAAAACAACCTACAAAGATAATAAATTCTTGCCTCAAGATTATATTGATTCTCTTGAAGAAATGAAAGAAAAAAATCCTGTCTATTATTCAATTTATGCAATGGGTGAATTTGCAAGTTTAGATAAATTAGTTTACACAAATTGGGAGATAGAAGAATTTGATTGGAAAGAGATAATTAAACAGTCAACTTCAAATAGAGCATTATTTGGTTTGGATTTTGGTTACGTCAATGACCCCTCTGCCTTCATTGCTCTTATAGCAAATGAACAAACAAAAACATTTTATGTCTTTGATGAGTTTTATAAAAAAGGATTGCTAAATAATGAGATTGCTCAACTCATTAAGGATAGAAAATACCAAAAAGAAATTATCATTGCAGATTCAGCAGAACAAAAATCCATTGCAGAAATTAAAAGAGATGGAATTCAAAGAATTAAAGCTGCTAGAAAGGGCAAGGACTCTATCCTTCAAGGTATCCAGCTAATCCAACAATATAAGTTATTTGTTCATCCATCTTGTATAAATCTCATCGAAGAACTTAGAAATTACGCTTGGCAAAAAGATAAAATTACAAAAGAGTATATCAATAAACCTATAGATACTCACAACCATTTACTTGATGCATTTCGGTATGCGGTAGAGTGTTTAAATAAAAAGAATAGATTGAAAAGTTTAAACATTAGGGAATTAGGTCTATAAGAGAGGTGAAAATAATTTGAAGATAAGCATTGATATAGATAGTAATGATATAAATGTAGAATTAATTCAGAAATTAATTGATTCACATAAAACAAACGAAAGACCAAGATTAAAAAAGTTGGAAGATTATTATATAGGTAATCAAGATATCAAAAATAGAGTTGTTCCAGCGGACAAACCAAATAATACAGCTGTCTCTGATTTTTGTAGCTATATAACAGATTCGCTTTGCGGGTTCTTTATGGGTTCGCCTGTGATCTACAATTCATTGAACAAGGAATATCTAGCAGTATTAAAGGATATTTTTAACAGCAATGATGAGCAAGAATTAAACATTGAACTTGCTAGAAAGCAATCTATTAAAGGTAAAGGATTCGAGCTTTTATATGTTGATGAGGATACCAACATTCGATTTGATGTCTTAGACACAGACGAGGTAATTATTGTCTATGACACAACAATTGAATCAGTTCCTTCGATGGCAATTAGATATTACACAATTTATGACTTTCTTAACGATGAAGAAACATTAAAAGTAGAAGTCTACACGAAAGATAAAATCTTTTATTATTCAGGAGATCCATTAGTGCTTACTGGAACTACGGATCATTATTTCAAAGAAGTCCCTATTATTGAGTATTATAATAATATCTACAGACTAGGTGATTTTGAAAAGATTATTGATTTGCAGGACAATTATAATTTAACCAATAATGACCTCTCAAATGAATTATCTTATTTTAGTGATTGCTACCTGAAATTAAAAGGTATGACTGGAACAACGAGTGAAGATATTGCTGAAATGAAAGCTAATCGTGTTTTACTTCTAGAGGATAACGCCTCTGCGGACTTTATGACTAAGACATTAAATGACACTGTAGTACAAAATCATATTAAAAATATGAAAGAAGATATACATAAAATCTCATATGTTCCAGACTTATCACAAGAATTACCTGCTAATCTAAGTGGCTCAGCAATTAAACAGAAATTTTTTAATACTGAACAATTAGTTATTGCTAAAGAAAGAAAGTTTTCAAAATCATTAAAGACTAGAATTAGATTAATAACCAATATATTGAATCTAAAGGGCAATGAGTATAACTGGAAAGATATTGAAGTTAAATTTAATAGAAATTTACCTATTAATTATACTGAAATGGCAGATTCCGCAACTAAATTGAATGGTATTTTATCTAAGAAGTCATTAATAACTTTGGTTTCAGGATTAATTGGGATTGAAGATGTGGATGCAGAACTAGCACAATTAGAAAAAGAATCACAAGCAAATATTGATCTTGAAAACCTCCATATAGATGAAGGTGAATAATCATGGACAACAGACAATATTGGCTTGAGCGGATGGAGAAATTAACTAATAATCTAATAAAAAAAGAAGAAAAAGACACAATGAAATTCCTTAAAACATATAAATCTTCTTTGAAAAATATTCAAACCTATGTTAACTTTCTGTTCTCAAAGTATTCCACTGATGGAGTATTAACTTTAAGTGAAATGTATAAATACAATCGTTATCAATTAATGGAGAAGGAAATCACTTCAATTGTTAAGGAATTAGATTCCAACGAAGTCAAATATATGACTAGTGCATTAAAAGAAACATATATGACTTCATTTGTTGAAACTGGTGCATTGTTAGTAGCAACAAACCCTAAACTTAAAATAGATTTTAGTATTATCAATAAAGATGCAGTTGCTAAAGCTCTAAGTTATCCTTGGAGCGGTGATATGTTTAGTTCAAGGATTCATAAAAATACTGATAAACTTATTACTAATCTAAGGCAAACATTAACACAAGGATTTGTTCAGGGGAAAAGTATTTCTCAAATGTCTAAGGATTTAAATAGTGCTATGTCAATGGGTGCTAATAATTCAAGGCGATTAATCAGAACTGAATCAATGCATATGATAGTTGCAAGTCATCACGATGTTTATACTAAAGCAAAAATTGATAAGGTTGAATTTGTTACAGCTCATGATGATAGAGTTTGCAAAGAGTGTAAAGCATTAGATGGGAAGATATTTAAATTAAATGAAGCTCCTATGATTCCATTGCATCCAAATTCGAGGTCGATACTTATCCCAATTGTTGAGTAAGCACTAGATAGTGCTTTTTTATATGTCCAAAAATAAAAACATTGCACTCTATGGACTTTAGTACATTTGAGGGCTGAAAGAAGGAATTAAAGATGCCAATTGAAAATTTTGAAGAAGTACAAAAATATATAACAGAAAACATGGATAAAGACGAGAATATTAAAAACTATGTTAGTGGCTTTGTGACACAAGACAGAGTTAGTAATTTTTTAAACACAGAAGATGGTAAGCGTTTTTTACAACCAACGCTTGATGCCTATCATTCGAAGGGACTTAAATCTTGGCAAGACAACAATTTAGATAAACTTTACAAGGAGCGGTATGCCAAGGAACATCCTAGTACAGATCCCAAAGATCAGGCAATTGCAAAAATGCAAGCTAAACTTGATAAAATGGAAAACGATGCAAAAATGAAGGATTTAATATCACAGTTGAAGACCCTGCCGGAATCGAATTTTACACGACATTTACTAAAAATGATCTTACGCCAAGACTATCTGAACTCTCTACGCATATCTTTGGCAAGGG